ATGTGTACTTTTAAGCCGCCCGCACCTTTTAAGCCCGCCTGTCCGCAGAAGGGACAAGTAACAGGGCCGTCCGGTGACGCCAGCTCATCCTTGATTACCTTATCACTGTGTGTGGCCAGATGTGCATCCAGCATCTCTTTTGTCAAAAACGTCTGTCCATCATAGTTACACACGTAAGGCATTACCGGCTCTGGTGTCGTTGATCCAATGGTCTGGTCAACTTGACCTTTCCACTGATCTGCTGGTATCATCACCAGGTTCTTTACCTTCGGCTTGGTTGGCTCCTTAGGATCATTACCCCCATAAGTGCCCATGAAATCTACTGCATCTCTCCGGGCCATCAATATTGCATGCCCGGGCTGAATGGAGATATGCTGCTCTTTCCATTTCTCCGTGTAGGGTGCCAAACCCCTATTAACTACTGCATGAGGCTGTTTCATACGTGCCAGACTCCTTTGGTTATACTAAAGGTGCTCCGTGGAATTACGGGTTGACCACTATCACTATCTATGATATGAACAGATTATCAGAGTAACCGTCTTTTTACGAATGGCCCAGACGTATATATTGGTGTACCAGACGATGTAACCATTGTCGCATTAGTCTTGTAATTTGATACATCCTTGATTAGCCCAGCCGTTGTTGCCACTGTTTGACCCTCATACCCCTCATCCATGGGTAACCGGAGTGTTAGGCCTGACACTATTCCATCGGTGCCAGCACAAGCATATATAGTCTGAATCTCGTTGGCTGTTAGGACACGATTATAAATTCGAAAATCATGAAACTGGCCAAGAGCATTAACACGATCTCCATACTCGCTTGCCCCTATACTTATATAAGAACGGGAGTTTGGATAATAAGTAGTTGCCCCCGATGCTGTTTCCGCACCATTGCGGTACATTTTCCACACAACGCTTCTTTGATACACTCCAACAAAATGGTACCAAGTGTTCGTAGACATGGTCAGCCCGTCGTTAATGCTGACAAATCCGCCATCCTGGATAAAGAAATAGTTATACCCTGTGTTGCCATAATTATAAATAAAAGGCCAAGCATCATCATTAGTAAACCAGTAATGCCAATCTGGGCTTGGGCTGGTTGTGAGCTTCACCCAAATCGACCATGAGAACGGGGCGCCTGTGGACGTGGCCAAACAGGTCATATAATGGTGCGGTGGTACGCTCGTTGATGTTAAAGATATAGGCATTACTCCAGCCTCACCTTGGGAGTTATAAGATTGATTTCTTCCTTGGACATCTCTACTACCTTACCATCAACATATTTCAAACGGTTCAAAGGCACCTTAAAGGCTGATAAGTCCGGTGTCTTGCTGACTTTGCTGTATGCACTTGCAATATCCGTGTACTTCTCAGGTGTCCCGAGCGTCATAAGTACGTCCTTACGGCCTACATAATCAGGCGTATTAACGGACGGATTATAACCAAGTATCCTTCCGGGTACCCGTTTATCTTCTGGTGCATATATGATTACAGCACTCATTATCCGAAGGTCACCTTTAATCCTAATAAGGCCCAGTCACCTACAAGTGTGTCAGACGCATGTGAGCCTGTTCTTGTAAGTTCAAACTGTGTCCAGCTATTTGCTGTTGCATCCAGCGTGGCCAATGTAATTGTTGTGCTATCATACTGCCAATACCCGTTGGCCGCCATGGTTAAGGACACGATTGTATCTCCGGCATTCCAGGCTGTCACAGCACCATTGTCGGGCATTGTCCGGCTATATATCTTGGGCACGACGCCCTTTGTTGTAGCCGGAGAAGTCTTAGGCCTTGAACATATATCTAGTATCATTGCTGTTGCATCGGCTGGAATCTTTAAGACAAAGCCTACGCCTTCTTCAGTGGTTTCGTCGAAGAGACGGCAATTAAGACCCGTGTTTAGTGCATCTGACGATACAGGTGCAAGTGCATTAACTTTCCAATCCGCCGTAACTGGGTTCTCCATTGCATCTGCTGTAATAGTGAATACAGAGCCTCCCCCTCCGGAAGCACTTCCACTACTTACACCTGTCTGTCCCTGAAGACCCGTTGCACCTGCCGCTCCGGCTGTGCCTACACCCGTGAAACCTTGGACACCAGTGGCTCCTATTAAGCCGGTTATACCTTGGATACCCGTTGCACCTTGTACTCCGGTTGCTCCTCTAAGGCCTGTTGTACCTTGGACGCCGGTGTCACCTTGTAAACCTGTGTGACCAATAAGGCCAGTGTCGCCTTGAACCCCTGTGTCCCCCTGTATCCCTGTTTCTCCAACGAGTCCTGTGACACCTGTAAGGCCTGTCTGGCCTTGAACCCCTGTCTGGCCTTGTACCCCTGTCTGACCTTGTACCCCTGTCTGTCCCTGAAGACCCGTTGCACCTGCCGCTCCGGCAGTGCCTTGGATACCTGTTACTCCGCGTAATCCTGTTACGCCCTGAGGACCTCTGGTTATATATGCAATATATAACCTTGGCCTGTTGGCCGCGGTAGCATTTTTGCTCGATTTGATTTGCCATGTTGTGGCAGATGTAGGCTTAAGGATAAAACCATAGTTAGTAGCTACCCCGTCAATCCAATCCTGCACGAGTGCCTTGCCTGTATCATTAAGTGGCAGAGCTACCCAACCTGTCCCGGTAAAACTTGTGCCTGACCTTAAGTCTGCAACACCTATATCACCGGCACCCTTGGCACCGGCTGTGCCCCAAGCATTACCTGTAGAGTAGTTGTTCCAAGTTGCTTGATTTTCCACCCAGTTCCGCAGACACTGATAAATCTTGGGACTGCCTGTGCTGTTGGCATAAGACTCAAGCCAAACAGACTGCACAATGGCGTTTGCCGGAACGGCTGATATATCCCATTTGGCCAGTATTGTCTGCTCAATTATTCCGGCTGAGTATACACACTGGATGGTTCCTCCCGAACTGTAATTTATATCGGGAACACTGCTATCAATATTTGTATCTGCGGTGCCTGTATAAGATCCGTCTGGGCTTACCCCATCCTGCATGAAGATCTCTACATAACCCATTCCAGTTATACCTTGTATTCCGGTCTGGCCTGAAACACCCGTGTTTCCGGAAACACCAGCACCTGTTGCGCCTTGGATGCCTGTAGTACCACGTAATCCAATTATTCCGGTCTGGCCTGAAACACCCGTGTTTCCGGAAACACCAGTTGATCCTTGGATACCTGTTGCGCCTTGGATGCCCGTAGGGCCACGTAATCCGGTTATTCCGGTCAAACCAGTATTGCCTTGAACGCCGGTATTGCCTTGCGTTCCCTGTATGCCTTGTGATCCAGTTGCGCCTTGTATCCCTTGACCTGTTACGCCCTGTAAACCTTGAATTCCGGTTTGGCCTTGAACACCTTGTAAGCCTGTGGCTCCTGCGGCTCCGTCACCGGTCACACCTTGAACACCCGTGGAACCTTGTACCCCTTGGACTCCTGTATTACCCCATGTGCCTTGAACCCCAGTGCTCCCTTGTGTGCCCTGCGTACCTGTTACCCCTTGGGCTCCTACGCCCGTTGTGCCCCGAAGACCCTGGGTACCTGTGCTACCTTGTGTTCCCTGTAAACCTGTTTGACCAACCAAACCTTGAATGCCTGTGGCACCAATTACCCCCGTGTTACCCTGATTTCCCTGTACACCTTGTACACCGGTCATACCTTGGGGACCTTGTAAACCAGTTGACCCGGCAAGCCCTGTGAGGCCCTGCATACCTGTTTCACCTTTTAAGCCTTGGAGGCCTGTGTCACCCTGCGCTCCCTGAACTCCAGTATTACCTTGTGATCCTTGAACACCGGTTGATCCTTGAACACCGGTGAGACCAGCCAAGCCTGTGAGACCAGTATCACCTTGGACGCCTGCTAATCCGGTTATACCTTGGATACCTGTATTACCTTGAAGTCCTGTATTGCCTGTTAAGCCCGTGAGGCCTGTTGATCCCTGGACACCCTGAACTCCAGTATCTCCTTGTACACCAGTTGTTCCGGAAACACCCGTGGCTCCGGCAACACCTGTAGAACCTTGAACACCTGTAGAACCTTGAACACCGGTATCACCAGAAATGCCTGTGGCTCCAGAAACTCCTGTATCACCTTGTACACCTGTTGTTCCGGAAACGCCTGTATCACCTTGGACTCCAGTATCCCCTTTTACTCCAGTTGCACCTTGGACTCCAGTATCTCCCTTAACACCGGTTGCTCCAGTTGCACCTTGGACTCCAGTTGCACCTTGGACTCCAGTTGCACCTTGGACTCCAGTTGCACCTTGGACTCCAGTTGCACCTTGGACTCCAGTTGCACCTTGGACTCCAGTTGCACCTTGGACTCCAGTATCTCCCTTAACACCTGTAGAACCTTGTACGCCTGTGGCACCTTGAGTACCTACGGCTCCCGGTGCACCGGAAACACCAGTTGCACCGGAAACACCAGTTGCACCGGAAACACCCGTTGCTCCGGAAACACCTGTATCACCCTGTACACCATCAGCACCTGTTATACCTTGTGCACCCTGTAATCCTGTTGCACCAGCAACGCCAGTATCACCCTGTAAGACTGCGCTGCCGGTCAAGACCCATACTGTGCTATCAAGATGCCAGACGATTTCATCATACTGGTCAAATGTCTGGGGCGGAGCAACTGAGGAATCTGTAGCAGAGGATACTGTTACAGTATAGAAGTCGCCATTCTGCCTATTTTCAATTGGTAAAGAGTCAAAGAAGTTCGTTGTATCAACAGAACCTTTAAATCGCATAACGTCCGAGGCTGTACCCTGTATACCTGTTTGGCCCTGTATACCTGTTATTCCAAAGGGGCCTTGAATACCTGTTGCACCTTGTTGCCCAAAGTTCGGGGAAGATGTATTAAGACGGATAAATCCCGGATTGGCGTTCATTGACCACCAACCATACCCCGGTGACTCTGCTCCCGGAGCTATGAAAGCATGCCAACCATAATTTGTATAATCACCGTCGCGCCAAGATTGTAGTACTTCCAAGCCATGGGCAGTAAGCCCAGCCGTACCCTGACCATACACTAAGGTAAAAGACCCGCACAAAGTACTGTCATAGTCTACATTGGGGGTCAAACCGCCCGATGAGTCCCATGCATTTACCCCATCATAAGTAAGCCAAGTAGCTGTGGCACCTACCCATGGATGCAGGGCTCGATAGAAGTTAAAAGAAAGACTTGCATTGTTTTGGGTATCCTCACGATGTAAGACCAGTGTTGCATCGGTTAATGTAGCATCAGCAGCCCATGCCGGTGTAGCATGCTTGAACATTGCATGAGCTTCATTCGAGGTACCCGCTTGGCCACGAATTGTATAAAACAAGACTGATGAACCAAAAGTGTTCGTTGGAAAATTCTTGTTGTTATAGGTATCTTCCGTGATATAATACAGTTGTGACTCAATAAGTCCGGGGCCGTATGCCCCTGTTTCACCAATAGGGCCTGTAAGTCCGGTTACACCTTGTGTGCCTGCACCGGTTATACCTTGGATGCCTTGACTACCAGTTACACCCTGAACTCCAGCGCCTGTTGCACCTTGGATACCTGTTCTACCCTGAATACCTGTCGGACCTATCAAGCCTGTAGTGCCTTGGATGCCTGCCCCTGTTGCACCCTGTACACCGGTTGTACCAACTGCGCCGGCCGCTCCGGCAACACCGGTTACACCCTGTGCTCCAACACCGGTTACACCCTGTACGCCCGTACCTCCGGCCGTACCCCAGTAGCCCAGAGTGTTCCAAGCCGTTGTACCATCACCAACTTTAAACCGGGACGAATCATATTCCCAGCCCACTTCACCCTGGGCAAGTAGAGTATTCGCTGAATTCCAGTTACTCGATGTATCACGTCTAAGCTGTATAATATCCGACATTTATGCTCCTCCCCCATCAACGTGCTGCGAAGGGGTGTATATTGAATCTGCCCGCCCACCGTCTACGTTCCGTGTTCCTGCACCCGTAACGCCTTGAATACCTGTTGTACCATAAGTTTCATTAAGTGCCAGAATAGGGCCATAAATACCCCCAGACATCTCACTTGAAGCCCAGTTATATTCGGTCCCATTATTTGTAGCATCAGAAGCGGCTTTTAAAATTAAACCAAAATTAGGGGTTGTACCCGCAGATACTCTTGAAATCCAATCTCGACCGTATTGATTGAAAGTAAATATCATCCAATCACCAACGCTCCGGTCACCATTTGATGTAGCTAGGGCGGTTGTATCATAGTCTGCTGTTGCACCCGTTGCATCCCAGTTGTTTGTTCCATCATAAGTATACCAATTAGGGCATCCTGCAACACCCCATTCAGTCGTCATCGCATGAATACTTAACTTATAATTAACAAAAGGTAAATCCTCTGGGGGAACATCGACTATATACATAGCTTTTAGCACAGCAGATGTACAGACGTCACCCTTTAAGGTAGGAATGTCATACTTAATAAAAGATGCCCTAGCAGAAAAATGGCGGGTGTAATCATTATATACTTCTAAGTCGTCTCTATGGCAATATTGGACAAAGGGATCGTGTTCATTGATGAAAGTGTCAAAAGTAGGGTATAGGTCATAAGGGTTTCCTGTAAACCCTCTAAGGCCTGTTACACCCTGTGGCCCTCTAAGACCTGTTGAACCTTGAGCTCCAGTCCGACCTTGAATACCTGTTGAACCTTGAATACCTGTTGAACCTTGAATACTTGTATATGTATAAAGCACAAGTTTAGGGTCAAGGCCAATACCGTTGTCGACTGAATATATAGAACATCTGTTGATTGTTAACCCAAGATTAACCAACAAAAATCCATAGTTAGGTATAGAACCATCTAACCATCCTTTCACTACTTCGACCCCATCGGTGGTGAGCCAAATATCTTGCCATCCAGATACACTAAGGTCTATTGTCCCTAATATGTCCACATTAAAGTCTGCTACAGCACCACAGCCAGGAGTGTCCCAAGAATTACCCGTGGAATACACATTCCATGTTGCTTCAGTAGAAGTCCAATCCTTTAAAAGCCTGTAAATTGTAGCGGTACTAGTGGGGTTAGCATTCTTAACATACACCCTGAGTTTTGCGGAATGTACCACCGTATTTGCAATATAAGGGTACTCATCAGTTATGTCTGAAAAACCCATTAAAGCACGCTTAAAAAACGTATCTGGGGTACGATCTATATACAAGGTGTCTGATGTATGGTAGTTGGTTGTAGGAGTACCCTGATCAATATAGGTATCTGCACTGACCGTGATAGATACCTCTGTCAACAGGGATGCACCTGTAGAGCCTTGGATGCCAGTTATGCCCTGAAACCCTGTTGGGCCTTGTAATCCTGTTACACCGGATAAGCCTCTTGCCCCGGTAACGCCACGGATACCAGTAGGGCCTTGGATACCTGTTTCACCAATAGGACCCCCAGCAGGGCCTGTTAAGCCTTGAAGGCCTGTGTCGCCCTGTGGCCCGGTTATACCGGCATAAGCCCAATAGTTGTCTGTTCCATCTGAGAATAAGGCGTAGCCGGACGTAGCATCCCCGTCCGGTGTCTGGAGGTACCGATTATCATTGAACTGTAGGTCATTATTGAGGTTAGCGCGTCGGAATGCCATTGCCTGACTCCTTATTCGGAGTGGGCTTTACACTCCGAAGACGATTACATCTACCGTTGCCCCAGACGTTGCTGTAAGGGCGTTAATTTTACCTGCTGTCGTTGTCAAACCAACAAGAGCCGGTGAGAAACAGCTAATAACACGGTTCATTCCAGTTTCGATGTCTGCACCAGCCGCACCGTCTGTGCAAGTCAGTGTACCACGGGCAACTCTCCAAGAGCCACAAACTGTCTGTTCGGTAATTGAGAAAGATCCAGCCATAATGTACCCCACTTAAAAAAGAATGTTTATCGGACCCGATCCTGACCGCTTAACCATGTCCGGCATCATCTTCCACCTCGTGAACATTGCTAATGCCGTCTTAAGGTCAAGCTGTATAATCTGCTGTATGTTGCCTTCTGGATATGCACCCAGGATACCGCCCTCTGTGGCGTTTATCATCAACTGTGCATTACCCCCAGACCCTCCGGTTGCCATATAGGTGAACCATTGGGCGAATCCAAAATAAGAAGGCCAAGTCCATACCCGATTACCGTAAATATCAGTAGCCGGTATTACCCCGGCGAACTTCTTATCATACTGTGACTCCCAGCCATGAAACTTCCTATCATATCCGAAAGCGAAGTCTGCTCCAATCATTATCGGGATTGAAGCTCCAAGGACGCCCATGGTATAATACCATGCACCTCCAAGGACACAGCCGCCAACACTCAGACAGGGCACTTTGTCATGATCCACCAGCTTTCTTAACTCCTGGCCGTATGAGTCTGTGGCCGGAGGGGTAAAAAACCAGAGTATCTTGCCTTTCCACCTACGGATAAGTTCCGGGTAAGCACCTGTGTAAGCAAGCAACGTCCTGTCTTTGGTTCGTTCCCAATACCAGTCCGGTTCATGCTGTGTGCCCCCCTCGGTTACTTCCGATAAGGTGATTTGCCCTGCATCAAGTGTCATGTAGTAGTCATCAAGACCCATTACATCACGATCTTCAAAGAACCCGAAGTTATGCAGACAAGAGACAATCCTTATACCTTGTCGGCCACGGTTATGTTCATCCGTAGCCGTCAAGTCTTTCCAGTTCTTCTTCAAGGATGGCCCTGAACCGGCTACTACTACAGGCTGATAAGCGCACTTACCAAGTTCCTGTAACGCCGAATGCTCACTGAATCCGTGAACACTATTCTCCTTTATCTGAGCCAACCACTGGTCATGCCAAGTGTTGATTGTAACCTTATCGTTACGGGTAGCTACATCAAAGCATGCTTCCGGACCCGCAGGCGGTCCAGGTATATAAGACTGTGCCTGCAAAACCATCTCAACCAAGGCCATTAGTTTCCCCTTTGGATTTAATCAGGCCCCGTGCCAGGGGCCAATTTAACCTACATTGATGAAGGCCGCAAATGTTCCGGCAGTTGCTGTCTCGCCTGTGGCATAGCCAACTATAATACCAGAAGCACCTGTTGAGGCGGCGAAAGCACCGTATGCACCTATGGTAAGTCCACAGCCTTTAACTGTAGCAGCCTCTCCAAGGGATGTTACCGGCACATGGCCCCTTACACAGACCCAACCATACTCGGTCGGACCAATCTGTGCATTATATACAACGCCCGCACAACCTTCACCCGCAATAGATGATTGGGTCATGCTGTATCCGGACATTCCGGAATATGTAACACCAAGCTTCACAAGAGCTGTACTGGTGCTTGCATTGTACATATAGACGTATTTCTTCCCGCCCTGCCAACGCTCTGTACCAAGGTCGACAGAGGGTTTTGCGGTCACTGCGCTGACCGATTCCTCAAAAACCCGCTGTAAACCGTAGTTACTCATACCCATTCCTTGCTTTCATGTTTCTTTAAATACTCAATACACTTTTCAAGAAAAGGAACGCTGTCTCTTGCCTGTCCAAGTATGACATTACACCGAGAACACAAGATGTCCCGAATCTTACCGGTTGCATGGTCATGATCGATCGACATGTGCCAACCTTTCTTGATTTCCTGCCCACCACAGATTGCACAGACACCACCCTGTTCTTGAAGTTTATGATCATACTCTGCCTCAGTCATCTTCCACTTTTTCCTTAGGTCATGTTTTCTATGTAAACGGTGCCTAATTAATTTACAGTGTTCTGACTGGGTATACTCAGCATTCCATTCTTTAAATCTGCTTGTCTCCCGGAAAGCAACATTTCTCTTATTTTCGCAGAGCTTACAATGTGAGTTTCGACCAGACTTGGTCTTCTTGTGCCTGTAAAACTCATTGAGATCCTTCCATTCCTTACACCGAGCGCATTGTTGCCTTCCATCGACTATTGGCTTACTGTTACCTTTAAACGGCTTAAAAACCCCATTCTCCATACTGACCTCCTTTAGTTTACCAGAATATACATTCTGATTCTAAAGGAGGCCTATTTCCCCTATGTCAATGCAGTAAACATACCCTGCATTCTCGGATTCGAGCAAGTCATTGCTCCAGTCCAGAAAATGTGAGCCACTTTTACGTTTTGATTAGTAGGTTGGATAAATGGTGAGAACCTGAAGTCTTCGTCCTTGTGGACGAGCAGACTGATATATGCTTCGTTAAGCATATACAGGTATCCGCTACTACAATGGCTGTCAATGATCACCGGGATACCATTTACGAGCAGGTTGTTGAAACCGGCTTTAAGGGTATCTTCGTCAGCAAAACGCTGCTGAGGCTGGAATGCACCATACAGGTCATCATAGACGTCCTGTGTAGTACAAGCCACTGTGGGTTTGTCATTGTCGATTGAGCAATCACCGTAGAGAGCCTGGAACGCTGTCGGGGTAATAGCAGTTGTGCTGCTATCAACCTTACCCTGCCACCAGCTATAAGTCTCTTTTGCAAGGGTACCATAAGTACCAGTTGCAGCGGCCATGAGCTTCAGACCCTGGATTGACTTTGCAGTTGTTCCGTCACCGAAAAGGTCTGTGCCAAGGACATTGGCAAGGGACTTCTCAGCAGACTGGACTTTCGCTTTGATATGGCTGATGATAGCGTTTTTACCACTATTCTTCAGTTCATCAAGGCGAGTAATTGGAATGGATACCGCGTATTCTTTCCAATCCCAGCTTGCGTCTGTAATTTGTGCTGTGTCATCTGTGTTCAGGGTCTCAGAACCGCTATACCGCATTGCATTGCCGGTAACAGCGTACAACAGAGGCTGATTGATGGTTGTTCCACCGTCAACCTTCTCATACCACTTTTTCTTTTTCGCCCTCTGGAAGAGTGCATTACTAGAAAAAATATTATCCACAAGCTTCGGGATAAGATACTTTTGGGTCAGTGAGGAAATTTCACTTGTAAGTGCCATAATCTTCTACTCCTGTGTTTATCCCCGCATCTCGGCCGCCATTTTACCCGCCAAGTCCGAATAGGAATCATTTGGCGTGTATGCTGGTCGAGCTTGGGGCGGTTGTTGGGTGCCCCCACCTTGAACAATTCCCTGCTTATTAGCCTGTACCCGCTGTTCTTGTTGCTGCTTGAGGACATCCGCTTTGACGTTTGTCTGCTGTGCGTCCCACATCATAGCCCGGTATGCATGATCCAGGTTTCTGATTTTGTTCTCCACCGCAAACTCCAGGAGCTGTCTCTCTAAGGTTCCTGACCCGTTGTCCACATCCCAGTTTGGGTTGGGGTACTTGGTCTTGAGATCCTTAAGGGTTCTATCCAAGGCTGCATCTTCATCAGATGCCGCTCTCTTGGAAAACTCCTGTTCAATTCTGTCTATCCTCTGTTGCAACTCAGGGGGTACCTGATAAGCCGGTTGTCCCTGTGGCTGTTGGCTCCCTTGTTGTTGACTACCATGATACTCGGCCGCCGCTGAAAGAATCTTCTGGGCTAAGGCCGGGTTTGCTTTGAGCATCTTGTCTAACTGGTCGTACTGTTGATACTGTCCAGCACGGGCCTGTAATCCTTGACGCTCTTTATTCAGCTTTTCCATCGCCTGACTATATCCAAAGCCTCTTTGAGCCAAGTTGATCAGTTCTTCTCTCGATTTCGGAACCACATCTTGATCCCGATACTTGAGCTTCCACTGAGACCCGTCCCATACCTGCTGTGGCTGTTGTCCTGCTGATCCCGGAGTCTGTTGTCCGGTTTGTCCCGCTGATTGTTCGGGAGTATGGGTCATCTGTTCTCCAGGGGACCGATCATCTGTCGGTTTATCCTGGAACTGTGACTCTAACTCGCTCGTTCCCTCAGTAGGGACATCTTGTGTTGTAACTGTTTCCTGTGTGCCAGTATCCATTATCGAATCCTTTGGTTGGGATGGTTATTTCAATCCATTGCCCCATATTAAGAGCTAAGATATTAACAAATTATTTGCCAGCATCACCAACGAACTGGATTGTGCCAGATCCAGAGGGTGCATCGCCCATAGCATTGGCCGGCCTTACCGGTGCGTCTGCTGATGCACCACGGTTGGTTTCCGGACCTGCCATGATTGGCCCACCATTACCCAGACTGCCTGTAGGCAACGCCTTAGGCATGCTGCTTGAAACGTCATCTGCCCCATTACCTGCGAAACTGATTCCACGATCTGCCATGATATACTCCTTGTTTGGTTTACATTATTGGTACGGCACGACCTGTGCCTGTGTTTGCATTAACTCTTCCACCCATTGCCTGCCCCATTGGTTGTGGTGCTGCCTTAGGTGCTCCGGCCTGTGGCTGTCCAGGTGCAGGTGGTTGTCCCTGTGGCGCTGGTGCCGGTGCCGGAGGCTGTGCCGGTTGTGCTGGCCCTTGGCCTTGCATTGCCGCTATAAGCTGTTGCACTGCAGCCTGCATCTGTGGTGCCTGTGGGTTTCCCTGTTCTTCCTGGGCCTTCACAAACGTGATAATCGTTCGAAAAGCATCCACAACAGGACTGGCATCAGCCTGTGGATCTACAGGTTTTCCCTGTGGCTGTCCTTGCGGCTGGCCCTGTGGCGCCGGTGCGCCTTGCGGTGCAGGCGGTTGTCCCATAGGCTTCTGCATAGGTGCGTTCATATTTGTCCTCCTACAGCACCTTCGGGTGCTTGAGTTGAAACAGATTTCATTTTTTCTGCAATTTTATCTGCATTGGGCCATTCTAAGGCCTTGAGTAATTCTGTCGCATCAATAGCTTTACTGTCAAATAGCTTGAAAGCTATGTTGGCTCTGGATGTCTTTGCCCAAGGCATTGATGTCCCAGACAATACCTTCACATCCATCATGCCCTTGGTTACGGGTGTCTGGGTATAGTTAAGGTCAGGAACATATACCGGCCTGCCTGTATCCTTATTAACCTGCTGGGCATAGCGCTTCTGATTCATTACATACTTACCAGGTTCTGGTTCTTCCACGAAGAATTCAAAGAACTGTGGCCACTGGCCTTCCTTGCCCGTGATCCTGGCTACTCTTGGCTCACGATAATACTGCAGCATTAAGGCCACGATCTGTGTACCTAACTGCTGTAGTGATACCTGTAAGTTACGCTCTTTGAGACGTATACGGGTATTTGCTGCCTCCTGTAATGATTCTATGGCGGCGGCCGCATTCACACCTGGCGGCTTTCTGCCTTGAGAGACTTCCCCTATCCCAGACGACATTTCACTCATCCGGAATATCAGGTTCAAGACTGCATCCATGGAAGGAGGCATGCTTGGGGCAAAGTCCCGTTTTATCTTGGCATTGGCATTGGTGCCCGGTCTACATAGTAAGACAGAAGAAATCTGGTTGGTTATCTGTTCCGGTGATATACCGGCGTCGTCCTCTACTATCCATACAGGATTGCTCATAAGATTAAGGTTGTCAAACACATGGGCCAAGGCCTTGTTTAACATCCTCTGTATCTGCATAAGGACCTTTGCCTCACCCTCACCCCAGAACTTACGGGGCAGAAGCGTATCAACAATCCTTACGAAAGGCCATTTGCCATGGCTATAGGGATTGGGTACCTTCTGAAGAACAATCTTCTGGTTCGGAAGAACAGTCAAGATGCATCCTCTTGGATACTTCTTCTTCTTAATCTCTTTGCCGTCCTTATCATTGATGGTCTCAATAGCACTATCGCTCATCCAGATTTCCCAGACTTCAGCCGTCTTCCTCTGGTCATCACCAGTGTTTGTGCCGGCCATTCCGGGTGGAGCGTACTCATCAATGGGCGATACAAGCTTGACCTCTGTATCACTTGTTGAGACTTCTTTAGAGCCAGTGGCCGCCTTGGAGTCATCCTTGATTTCATCGGCATATTCCGGGAACTGTTCCTTGAGATCTGCAATAGGCTTATAAGTCCTGTGAAGTACCCATGGGCATTGTTTGCCAAAGTCTACTGCCCCATAGGGAACATAAACATCAAACGGGTTGACAACCTCTACGTTGATGTCACCTACGCCGTCCTCTTTGGCAGGGTCCCAGGTTATCTTAAGGATGGCCGCATCAAGGATCATGGAATCCATTAAGGACTCCACCATGGTATGATCCATGCTGTTGTTATCCCACCAGGTACCTACTAACTCACCAACCATACTGGCAAAATCGAAGTCCCCGGGTTCCCTCGGAAGTACCGAAAAGCCGGGGCGGTTATCTGTAAGGATAGGTAGCTGTGACTGTATGGACTGCCTGATGATGTTCATCACAGGCTTGGACTTATAGAGGCTAGCAAACTTCTCGCTTTGCCACTGCTTGCCCTCGTAATAGTCCTGACGTTTACTCCAATCCTTATCAATGTCTGCTCTTGCAGCCTTACCTTGGGACATAAGCTCCATGGCAAGCTTAAGGTCCTTCTCTGTATCAGTATCCATCTTAGGTGCAGGACTGTCAGAGGACTGTACTGGGCCTTTGTTAATATCTGCCGGTGTATTGATACCTTGCTGGAAATCGCTCATGCTGATAGCCCCGCTAATTCTGGATAACGTCCACTATTAAGCTCGGCACGCAGGCCTGCATCATAATCCACTCCCTGCTTCTTTGCCGGCAACCGCTCATTACCGATTTCTACCGCCCCCTTGGGAGGCCTGTTCTTAATCATATCAAGTCTGCCTGGTGTTGGTGTCCATATCCTATCCATGATGCTACTGCAGTCTGGGCATATAGCCGGGAGACTGTACTCAGATGCTGGCCTGACTACTTCTTCATATCGGGAACACTGTGGGCACTTGTACGGGTATATCATTTTTATATCACTTTTTCTTGAGAATATTAGAATGTCTGATAAAGTCGTAGATGCCTGATGCAACACCGGCTATGACTATTACCACGTAGGCTTCACAGTCTGCTGGTACCCAGTTATGACTGGTAAGTACCTTGGCCAAGACAATCGCCAGTGCCGCTGCTACACCGGTCTCTGATGACTTACGTATATTTTTGGTCATGCTATTCATATTGCCGCCTTAATAGAGTTTTTACTGTGTCGAGGTCATTGACCATTTTATCGGAAAACGACTCACACTTAGTTATGCGGTTGTCTTGGGCTGTCTGCTGTGATGCATACACCCAAGTTAATCCTCCAGCACATCCGGCAAATGCCGCTATGATGCCCACCATCCATAACCAGCTTACAAATATATTCTTGCATTCTTCAATATTGCTCATATAGGTATGCAAGTTATAAACTGATTATTACCAGTCATCTCCGGACGGCCTAGAGCTGTACTCGCCCTTGATAAGCCTCTGGAGATGTGTTGGTGATGGCTTGAATACTGGTTGCCATGCCCTGAGCATATCGAAGCAACACATTGATACATAACGACTTGCGTCCATAAGGTGGTCTGCAAACTTAACTGGGGTTGTTATAGGATTCTTCCCATCCTTGTCCGGTGGGTAGCTATATGTTTCATACTCTTCTTCTGTACAAGGGCATTTTCCACGGAATACCCGGTAAGTCTTTGCTCTGATTAACTGCTGATGAAGGGCAATTCCATTCTGTACAGAGTTATGTCCCTTGACAACTCCGGTGATGGATAAGCCATTTTTTCTGAAATATTCTATCATCCCAGGGTCAGCCGAATCAGCATACCATGTTGTCACTCCGTACTCTTTTTGTAACCGTTTCGTTACCTCAAGTTGCTCATCTGGGGTATGTCCTGTACGCAAATATTCACCAATTTGGTAATCTGCTTTACCGTCCCGTGACAAGGCTCTGATGACTACTGCAAAAGGATCTGCGTACCCCCAGTCCAGTCCACCGACCACCAAATACTTGTTTGGGTCTATCTTGAATGGGTCACATATATTGGCATAATCAAAGTCCTGATAGACAAGGCCGGCCATCCTTTCAAATCTGCCCTCATACCTTAGGGCAAACATCCTTGGGTCTAACAGGCGTTGCTGTCTGTAATACTCATCACGGGGGAAGTATGGGTTATCAACTGACTTGAACTGTATGATGTCTACATCGTCCCGTTCCCCATCCTTCCATGGTTCATATAGGTCATGGTACAGATAGTTGGACGTGTTATATGGCGTGGTGGATATAAATATGTTACACTGCATTGGGGCAGCACGGCCCATCAAGTTAATGAATGCCTGTGTGGATATTAAGCCGCCCTCATCAACCCATATACCCCGACACTTGGTTATACCTTCACATGACCACTCGTTATCCATTGATCTGAAATAGACTTTGGGGCCATGGTTCAAGTAAAATGTCTTCTCGGATTTATGGAAGTATCCCAAGGCTCCACAGTACTTGAAGAATGCTGGTAGAGTGGATGAGTTGAAAATCGAATAAGTAGGAAAGGCTACTATGTACGAAGAATCTTTTTCGGCGTGGTACTGGGATAATGTCTTACGCATCCATAGACCACCCGCTGTGGTCTTCCCTGACTGGAGACCAGCGACCATGGCTATGATACGCTTAGAGCTGGTTAGAGCTTGCTCCTGATATTGATGTAGTCGAATCTCCATTGGTCCCCAGAGTCATAAGGTGTGTATTGTTCTGGCTCATTAATATTATGGGCTCTGGTGCTTCCAGGATGGTGCGTTCTGAAAACAGACACTTCCACTTACCCAGAAGCTCAAGTGCTCGTAGCTTGTCCCTGTTGATGGCTGATGAGTCATTGGCTATGGCTGTTATCTGTTCAATTATCTTCTCGGCTGTTGGTGCCCGGAACCTGGACAGGAGCTCTTTCCGGTATTCATCAATCAAGAGGGTTATGTTTGGGCGCTTAAGTAGCTTACTGGCCGCTACCCGGGCAGACCGGTAGCCGGCTACCTCGGCTGCATGTGTACCATGCCCACCGTTATTGACGTACTCTTTGGCAAAGGCCATCTGCTTTTCATTGGCTGTCATTTGTACCACTTAAGTGAGTTTAAGTAACTATCCTTAATCAATTAAATACTACCCCAAAAAAACGTGTAAGTGTTTGAGGGGGGGTCGTTTAATCGTTAAGTAAATGTGGTTCAAGTATTACTTTAATCCATGCCATCTAAGTCGTTATTAAGTGTGGCTTGATTTGCCATGCTCTCTGCCACCCGTTCCTCATGGGCGCTATCCATGTAAGTCACACGGCGCTCTCTGGGATTGGGCATAGCTTTTACTGTAACCGGCGTACTTTGGGCCAGTTGTGGTAAAGTTGACTTTTGACGTGCCTTAGAGTATAATGCTATAATGCCTAACAGTTGGGCTGATCCGAAGACTACACCGAGGATGAATGCCGCTGTCAGGAGTGTTGCCAGTGCCATTGGTCCCTCCCTTTAACCATATCGGAGTTATTAAGTGATTATTAACTGCAAGTGTGGGAACATCTTGGTTATCACATCAGATTCGGTTAAGGACAGGCCTATCGTCACCTGCACTCATTGCAAGACTGCTCTGGATGCCCGAATTCCTTCAGATGAGGCCCCAAGGATTGAGGATAATCAAAAAGAGGTACCTACGGAGGTTTGGGACGGTCAAGAGGATTACGAGGCTTGTACGGCAACCTGTCCAAAGGTGGATCATAAGGCGTGGGAACATTATGGTTATCACCCAATGTCCCACATCGGAGAATCATTACCCAGGTTGATGTGTATGTGCCAGACACTGATTATGGGTGGGACAGCTACCCAACAGCGGTTCTGGTTTGTAGCTGCCCCTCACCGATATAAGACAACACCTCAGTACAGGTACCGGTCTAACTTCAGGGGTAAGTCTTATCAGCTTAATCCTGTGGCACATGGCGGTCATAAGGTTTCCCACTAATTCCGTGGATTCCTCCGGAAAATCCGGAATCCTTAATCGCTCAGGTATTAGGCGTTTCGGGCCAGCTAAAGGTATAGGCTGTGAGGATTCTGGATGACTGTCCTATTACTCTTTGTTTTGGTTTTCCCCCTGGAGAGAAGGCAAAGAGCGATAGCGATACTTGCCTTCTACCCTTGGGATACCCTTTATCTCAGTCCTCTGATGGAGTAAGTCCTCTGGAAGTTCTTCTGACTTAATAGTTACTCAGGTATTAGGTCTTTATCTTAATAGGTCTTAATTATAGTACTTTTACATACAATACAATGTAATTAAGTAGTGTTATTATATTTTGTCTTTTTCTTTCTTAAGACAAGGAGGCTAAAGTTAAAGTCACAGACGCGTGCGCGTGCGTGGGTACATATTATAATAGGAAAGTCAGAATTTCCGTGGACTTAACAGGACACGGACTTAATTGGACTTGAAGGCTTGAGACTTAATAGCTTTGAATTTGGCTTGGGAGTCTATCCAGTAACCTGGCCAAAGGCTATCAGGGACAACTTGATCGAGGTAATTAGTCATACACCAATCCCTGGCTATTTCTCCGAAGAGGGTTTGTCTGGCTGAACCTTTGGTTAAAGGTGCCATACCCCTTTCCACAACATTTGCCTTATAGGCTTCTATGCCTTTCTGAAAGAACCACTCTTCACCCTCATAAGTCATATTCCTCATTCCTTTCCTTCCAGGCTATGAGCTTCTCTTCATCTATCTCTTCATGGGTATAGTAGTCTTTCACTTTAACGTCCCCTTGACCTCTTATCCAACAACCTTCCTTAGCCCCGTCCCTTAAAGTACGCTTTTTAGGGCCTACGGCTTTGTATGGGGCTATGATCTCAAGGTCAGGGCCTTCCCATACCCCTCGGATATAACTTACGTTTAAATGGGGGTCTAGCCACAAAAATGTAGGTCTGTGTTTAAGGCACTCTACGTAAGCAGTCTTGGCCTTGTGTGTTATAAATAATATAGGCCTCTTCACTTTTGAGTACTTGAGATAGAAGCCGTCCCTTATCCGTCTAAAATCCTCATACACCATGCTGTCCTTGGTGTATTTCACCCCAGATGCATAGGCAACTGCCTTGGCACCTATATCATTAACAAGCACCTCATACATAATCCCACCTATGGCATCAGCAACCAGTAAGGACATCTTTAAAGGTTCGGGGCTCATACCCATACCTATAGACTCAGCAACCAGTTGGGTCAAACCACTTAGGGGTTCTGCACTTATACCCACTTCAAGGAGCACATAGTTCTTCGGTGCTGGTAATTCAGGTACTAACTGATAACGCATTTGACCTCCTTTCACCAATAGTCTTGTTTTCACACATACTTTAAATATACATTAAAAGTAATAAAAAATTAAAATAATTCTTGTATTAGCTAAATTTATTGTGTATATTTAATTTAAAGGAGAAAACAATTATGGAACAGACTGCACCAGTTAGACTACAAGCAGACATATCCCTATCATGTAAGGCCCGGTTAAATTTCTACGCAACCTTAAACCAGGTTCCAGCGGGTCAGATAGTGGAACAAGCCTTAAATGAATTTTTCACAAAGGAAGAAGAACTTGCAAAACCCAAGGAGGCTGTATGACACCGGAGCAAGCTTTAAGGAGCCCCGACTTTCTTTTGGATATTGATAGTCTAAAAGAGGTTATTCAGGAACTGATGAAAAGGAACAAACGCATAATAAAGTTTTCCAGGGAAAATTTATTAATTATGGCCAGCTTACGCAGAGAGCTCAACAAAAAAAATTATTTTGATGAAAATAAAAAAACAGAATACATGGATAAAACAGAAGATGTATTCAATGAAATCCATGAGGCCCTCGATCAAATTCACAATCTTGTAGTAGGTGGTGGAGGAATATTGGAGATTTCCAGTAAAGAACTGGATAACCCAGAAAACAGTGTTAGAGGAAACTGTATAAAGCTAGAGATGGCTTTAGAAGCCCTTTACAACTGTATGTATATCCACGAGTACAATGAGGAGAGAACAGAATGTGCCAAGTCATCTACCGAGAAACAGTCAACCGCGGCTTAACCGCAGAACTGGAGCCTTGTCGTGAAACCAATATTGATAGCGGACATCGGATCCCTGTGGGGCGACAGCCTCGACACAGCCTTGGAAGCCGCACGGGCGGTAGCCTTGGCCGGCTTTCGGCCAAAGTTCCAGTTCTGTCAGCCTACCAACGGGAACCGGCCCTTACCTGCTGAGTACCTGCCCGAGATTGTTAAGGCCTGCCCGAATGCCTCGGCATCCGTGTGGGACATCAACGGCTTAGAGGCAGTCATCAAGGCTGATGCAGCCTGGGTCAAGTTGGCCTGGTCTGCTCCCAGAAGCCTATTGTCTGTATGCAAGGACCGCCTGCCTGTTGTTCTGACAATGCATGATGATGAGTTCTACTCACGGCAGCAGGGCTTGTGGCGCTTACTTACCGCTGAGGATGGCGGTGTGCCAATCTATCCGGATCGTGGCCACTACCCGAAACAGGTGCATGTAGATTCTTATGGTGACCCGCTCTACCCAGATGCGGCAGACGGCTTTTCCTGTCACGGAACCGTAGAGGATTGCCTTGACGCTGTTAAGGCCGGAGCACAAATCCTGGAGGTACATACCAACCCACTTGCCTTACCTGAGGATTGGGCACCGGACGCCCGGTTTGCCTTAAGCCTATCAGACTTGGAACGTCTGGGTAAGGCCGTATGAAACTACTTATCATTGGCTCAATGGGTGCCATAGGCAAGAGGTACATGGCAGTGGCCAGACACCTCTGTATTGATTATGTGGGCTGGGACCTACGGATGGGTACACCAATGCCTGTGCTTGGGATCACCCACTGCCTTATCTGTACCCCGACTGATACCCACTACAAGATTGTTAATACATTATCCAATATGACTGACTGGCTACTCTTAGTAGAGAAGCCCTTGGTCATGGTACCAATGGACGGCTTTGTCCTATCCTTCTTAAGAGGCTACACCGTCTGTAATTGGTCACTGGTACACGATGGGATATACAAACCAGGTACCTGTGAGATTACTTATAAGTCCCATCACACAGGCCCGGATGGCCTGCCTTGGGATACCTGCCAACTTCTGTATTTGAGCCGGCCGGAGCATCCACCTGCAATTGGGGAGTCTCCCCTCTGGTCGGCTACTATTAATGGCCAAGAGGTTACATATCGTCAAATTGAAGAATCTTATATCAGAATGATTGACCTTTTTGTCAACCGAAACGGAGAGGGCTTATGGACGCTAAACGACGGTTATCAAATGACTCTAAAATGTCTTGGAATGCAAGGGCCATAGACGTACTGGCACAGGGTTGCACGACATTTTCCAAAAGGATTACGTCTTACGGATGGGACTCCCCAACCCACGTATTAAGTTCTAACGGTGTCCAACTTACTTGCGATGACGGCAAAGATTACTACGACATGGGCGGTATGGGTAGCCAGCTTATATCCTGCACCAACAACTTCAGTTTGCCAAGTTACCTCGAAGTCGAAGTAGCCGAGAAAATCCGTGACCGTGTCCCCGTAATGCAGAAGATGAAGATACTTAAGACAGGCAGTGCGGCCTTGGAGTGTGCCATACGCTTTGCCCGTGATTACTGCAAGCGTTCAGGTATCATCTGGTCAGGGTATCATGGTGTTAATAATGCCTGGATCTCCTGTGAGAAGCCCGGTGCCGGTACGGTCTACGAACACTCCATAAAGTTTACAGATGACCACAAGCTGCTGGCCTACCTTAAAGGTAAGCATTATAAGTCATCCATTGGTATTGTCTGCATGGAGCCTGTACTCCTTGATGACTCCACGGAACGTGAGGAACTTGTCAAGGAGATTATCAAGGTCGCACACAGTAAGGATATGATTGTTATACTTGACGAAGTGGTAACAGGTTGGCGTGTCCCTAAGTTTACTTATACCAATAACTGGGGCTTGGATGCAGACATAGTCTGTCTGGGCAAGGCCACTGCTGATGGCCATCCCATCGGGATATGTGGAGGCCGTAAAGACATCATGTCCGGTGACAGCTTTATAAGTAATACGGCAAACGGCGAAGAGTCCACCCTTAAGGTCATGTCAGATGTTCTTAATCTTGTGACCGAAGAAAAGCTG